GTATCCGAGAGCCTACGAAAATGACCCCTTACCCCTCCGGGGGTATACCATTGTTTTTCCTTGCTATTTCATGTAATAATTCTCTTGATATTTCTCCACGTTCTGCCTTCTCATGATATTCCTCTGATAATGTGATTAGGTTATCATCATCCAGTCGTCTATCCCAGTTTTCTTCTATTGGTTCTATGTGATGTACTTCAAGGTCAGTGTATATGTACCGTGGTGGATTCTCTCTAATAGCCAATTGGCACAAGTACTTGTCTCTTTCCTTTATGTGTTCTGCTTTCTCTCTCCACTTACGTGACCATCTAAACTTATTCTTATCATTCGGCAGTTTCTTCCTTACTGGCTTCTTACCACAATCATATTTACTATCGTGTATTCTATTGCAGTACTTACATGACTTAAGCATATATAATCACATCCTTTAATATATCTACTATTCTCTGGGCATTTGGAATATTGGTAATGATATTGGACTGCCATAGATATCCTGCTTATCTCCTTTTATTGCTTCACATATCATGTCAATTACTCTGATTGCATCATCTTCATTTAAATAATTCCCCATATAATGATGCCACTTACCGCCTTCACTAAAGAAAGCTATCGAACTATATGTATTATTATTTACTACTTCTATCAGCGTTGTATTATCTAAATTCAATAATCTTTTTCCGTCTTGACTTTTAATAAACATTGAATCCCCCTGACTACTCTTACATCCATAATCTAAACATCTGCTATATACCCCCATCCAACGATACTATTAAGCAATGTATCACTTGGCATCTGTCGCTTTTCTATAATGCAGTTGATATCAGGTATCTTCCTATACCCCACCGCCCCTGAGCTACCTCTTATAGTTACTATCTTCCCGCACAGCTTAGAGCTTATATATGGACAGCCTATACATGTCTTATGTTTCATAGGCTACTCCGTATAGGCAAGCATTTCCTTTGCACTCATTCCTTCAATGCCCGGTGAACCGGTACTGTCCGTAGGCTTATAGTGTAGTCCATGCTTTTCTGGATACATAAACATCATCATACAGAAGTTTGCTATATCTGCCAGATATTCTGTGTTCTTGGTTTCTTTAAATTTATCAAATCTCTTTTCTAAACTACCGATCCAGTTATAGGCTTCATTGGTTGCATTATCCTTTAATGGGCCGTATTTGTAATATGATGTTGCCATCATTTGTTTCCTTAGCTTATCAAACTCTTCCGAGTATTCTGTTTTTAATATTTCGTTTACTGTCACATTCTACCTCCTACACATAATAAATAGCTGCCAGCTTATCCGTTGTATATTCGAACAACATGAACCGCTTAGCAGCCATTGTATAACCATTTTTCTTGTGCCATTTATCTGTTGGTACCTTAGTGGATAATCTCCTTACTAAGCATCCGTTTATATCTCCTGATTCCTTTTCCGCGTGGAAGTGACCGATATGTATTTCCTTTATCTTCGCATTGGCATATTCAATCGGGTTCTCTTCCACAAACAGCTCTTTAACCTTAGATAGATTACTTGGTATCACATCACCATGAGTTATACCGATGAATACTTTTCCATATGTGATAAGTTTCCTGTATTCGAATCTATCATCATAATTGGCCCGTGGAAACATATGCTTTAAAACCTGTACAATCGTCCATGATAGAGTTTCTGAGTGGTTACCCATGGAATATATCACATTAACCGTTTCAACGTGTTCTAATGCCGTCTGCATGATTGAGAAGTAAAATCTCAAGCAATCATCGTATGCTCGTTTAACATCTATCTCTCCTATGTAGGTCCCGTTGCTGGTATGTCCTTTTAAATCTTCTGTATGGAGTAAGTCCTCACCGATAACAATATTAATTACTTTATAGCTGCGTGTCTTGATTAACTCCAATGTATCATTCAATGTGTCCTCATAATTGTTAAAGAAAGCAATTCCCCAATGCATATCATCGAAAGTGATTTCTAACATCCGGTCAAGAAATTCTTTAATCTTTGGCCTTACTGGTTCGAAAGGTGATAAAGATTTTATTGTATTTATAATCTGCATATATACATTGTCAGATGCTTCTGATTTTATCCAGGCCTGTACAACCTCTCCCTTACCGTTTACCTGTACTGTGGTTGCATGCGGTGTGTAATTATATCCGAGATTACCAGATTCCAGCAATGTTTCATCTGCCCATTTCTTATGCTTCCATTGCTTAAGCATACGGCGGAAACTCTCATATTGGGTATCATAGGTCTTGGAGTAGTATTCCATGTATACTTCCCTGGAGGTCTTTCCACTCTTGGACAACTCTATGCACTTTTTCTTTACTTCTATCGGTATATACAAAGGTTTATCACCCACTTTCAAACATAGGAAAAGCACCTACCCAAATTAATGGATAAGTGCTTGTGTGCCTTGCGGCTAGTTATAATCATAACGTCGTTGACGGAATGAACAGGATTCGAACCTGTGAAGGCCGTAACCTCAATAGTTTAGCAAACTATCGCATTAATCCTCTCTGCCATCATTCCATATCCGCATGAGCTATAAAACCCGTTAAAATTTTGCTCTAATATTATTTTACTGTTTGTTACAGCTTAAACAGGTGTACTGTGTCAAGTAATCGTGCGGTCGAAAACTTTCTCGCTCTCATTTTTAAGTCCACTATCAACCTTTCGATATAACCGGCTGGAGATACCGGACGTTATAAAGAGATTGACTTATCCTGTGTGGTAGCAGTATCGGTTTTCGTTTGTCCCGCAACGATGGAGGTACAAGGATATGAAAAAAGCGCATCACCCGGTTTATGATGGATGACACGCTTTTTATATACTTCTACTCTTTCATTATACATGTCAACCGCAAACTTGTCAACTGTTTTATAACAAATATTACAAATATAACAAGATATCTAAAAAAAATGAATGTACTATCTTTCTAACCAATGATTCGCGGTAGTTACCTTTCATTCCTACGGCATCCGCAATAATTAAATCATCCGCACCATTTATATATCTTAGGTATAATATTGACTGTATAGTATCATCCGGTATACTCCTTATGAATGTCTTTGCCCTTTTCTCTAATTCCTGCGTCTTAATTAAAAGAGATATATATTTGTCTTCTATTGTTGTTATCCTTGTCACATAGTCCCCTACTTTGTCACTGGTTCCACTTACAAATGGCATTCCGGTAAGTTGCTGCCCGGGTGCAAGGCTTTTATAAGATAAGTCATCAATTTCCGCTTTTAAGGCTTTTAGCTTTTCTCTATTCTTTTTGATTCTCATTAACTCTCTCTCTGTCAATAATAATCATCCTTTCTCTGCCCCCGTAAGGCTTATAAAATCAGCATATGTAAAGCTCTCTTTGAATCCGTTCCGCTCGGTTAATACGAAATAAGGGTAAAATCCCAATATCGTAACCTTAAACCGCTTAATTATCTTATCTGTATTAACATCACGCTTTCGCATATTCACTACCTGTCCAACACAATACCGGCTGTATATCTCTTGTCTTAATTCTTCTGCTGTCACTGTTTATCCTCCGTTCCCTCTTTAAATTCTTTATACATTTCGCATATATTCATAGACTTGCAGGTAATTATTATTTCCCTTGCCACCACATCTGGTCCGCCATATCCTGTTGTCATTTCTAAATCCGGTTCAAGCAAATGGCAGGTGTCACATTTAGGCTTTAATTCGTTCACTATTTTATTCATCCTTATCACTCCAATCAGGGTTGTATCCCTCTTTCATTTCAAACTTAAAAGGGTTTCTTCTGGTAACGGTTTTTCTATCATCAAGTATTGCTTTTACCATTTCTGTGTTAAATAATATTGGCTTCATTTCTTCTCTTCCTTTCCTAACCAGGGCTTAGCCGTAAATATTGGATTAATCTTGCTTGGATGCTTTATGTATTCTCCGTATTCCCCTCTGGTATTGGCTTTTAACTCGGAGGGCTGGCGTAATTCTGGATTGCTACGTTTCATTGGCGCACCTCCAATCCAAGTATGCAATAACCATCCCTTAATCCAAATTCCTCACAGTTTGATAAAATGTATTGTATTCTCCTTACTAATACTTGTCCGGTATATCCTCCAGTAAATATTCCATCCGGTATCCATTCTTCCAGAATTACTATATCCCCGACTTTATAATCACGGTCATTTTTGCGGAGCTCGAAATTCTTTTTGCCTGATTTTACATCTCTAAAATACTGTGATAGGGTTTTTATTCTATGGGTATTCATGGCTGTTCCTCCTTCCATGGTTCTAATGGCCTCCACGCTTTTACATTTATCAAGTCATATGTTGATGCAGTAAACCAGTCACCATCTTGGTAAAATCCTATAACAACCGGATTATCGCAATCATCTGTAGTGCAAGCAACGTGCTTATGTAGAATATCTCCATCAGCATCAATTACTTCATACTCTTTTCCAACTGGCACCCTACCGCTCGATATGGGAATCCACCTATCGTCTTTCTGTGCTTCTAGGGCGGTTATGGCAGTCTTAAAATATCCTTTTTCTTCTGTGTTAAATCCGCTCGATACAGAATACGCTTTTATAAATTCAATAGCCTTTTCTATCTCTTTATTCATTACTCTAACCCACCTTTCAAAATTTTTACCGCTTCTGTTACAGGAATTAATAAATTACCACTGTTTACACTCCCGAAACATTGTACGGAGTCCGAATTTTCTAACTGTTCCACTACTTCGTCCACATCATAGGCAGTGGGCTGTTCTTGGATAATCTTTTCTGTTATAATAAAAGCTTCTGACAGTCCAGTTGGGTACATTCCTGTTTCGTTTGCGATATCGTATTTATTTTCCATTGCTTTTATTAATGCCTTACGGCTTATTAAATCACTCATCCAGTCCGCCACCTTCCACAATTTTTACTACTTCATCTACCGTTGTGCTGTAATAGTTATGTTCTTTAAGCTTTTTCACTACCTTATCCACATCATAGGCAGTAGGCTGGTTATCAATCATTTGTTTTACATTAATTTCATTTAAACACTTTTCAGACGGACTCCTTAAATGCCCAATATCCAACCATTCTATAAATTTATCTGCATCTATTAATCTCATATAACTCCTTCCCGGTTATCCTAACCATTCAACCGTCGTAACATCCACATGGGGCTTCGTTATCATCATCAAGGAATGAACATATGCCTATCTGTGCTTCCTCGGCTTCTATGTAACTTTTCCAGCTCCAATTCCGGCCTAATCCTTTTACAGTTAATAAGTTATCCTTTGCATTTTCTTCCATTGCCACGGCCCTTGCGTACAGATCAGGGTGATTTCTTTTTAATTCCTTAATCTCCTTTTTTTTCATGGATGGGCAGAAGAAGCAACTACTCTTTCCCGGAAGTGGTAATCCTTCCTCCTGTATTACTTTTTCGCAGTCCTCCCGATACCATCCCCAGTCAATCAATGCATATATCCGTTGGTATTTCTTATCCTGGATATCATAGGCGAATGCATTTGTCTTGCGGCGCTCCTCGCCGGCATCATAACCGATGTATTTTATAACCTTTCCTCCATTTGCCCATATTTCTTTGCATGGAGCATAGTTATTGCAAAACTTATCTTGCGGTCCGATCTTGTGTTTCTGCGAGCAAGTCTTAAATCCGTATGCTATACTAGGTAGATTATGTACCTTCAACAAATCTTGTTCTAATGTTTGTATATTACCTTCCTTGTCAGTATGCTTTACTACCGTTATTTCTTTCAAATTACGCTCTTTAAGCCACTTATTAAACGCATCTATGAATTGGTATGTCTCTGGTCTCTCCCCCCCCGTATCTGCGAATAGAATAAGGTCTATTGGTATCTGCTTACGATACATTCCGATTATCATTGCGGTGCTATTCGTTCCACCGCCAAAGCTTACTATGTTCATTCTTTCCTCCTAACCGACTATGGTAATACTTCTGGATAGTCAAAGATGGACATCTGTGTTCCGTCCGTTTCCTGTGTTTCTTCGTCCTCTGCATCAACCGGAGCAGTGCAGTTAATCTGGCTAAGCAGTACATCCGTATTAATCCACGTTGATATGTACCCATCCGGCCTTAATCCGCATCCATACCGGTATGCCTGTCCTACAGTCTGTTTCTTTTCGGTATTAAGGTATCCGCATCCCTGGCATTGCTGTTTCACTGCTTCACCTTCTCCCTTTCTGCTTTCTGCCTGTTATATCTGTCACGGTCATACTGCTTTTTCTTTTCAATGTTATTAATGTAGTATTTATGGCATTTTTCAGTATTCTTTTCTGTGTCATAATTCTCTTTTGCTTTATCCCTGAAATACTCTCTGGACACCTCTATATTGCTGTAATATCTGTCACGCTGCCTTGCTCTGATTTTTGGCTTATTATTTGCATAATATATTTTGTCATGTTCTCTCTGGTCTTGCCGTTCGTCCCTGGTGCAATCATCAAATTTGCATGTCAGGCACTCATATGTTGGGTTTATGTATGGGCATTTCATATTTGTACCTCGATACCGCCTATTTTCTTAAGGTCACTTTGCATCTGTTCCATTGTCACAACTCCTTGCTCGTAGGCTTTAAAAAGACCTATACAGTCATCTAAAAACTTAGGCATACGTTGTTTGGCTGTTTTCTCCCAGTATCCTTCATTCGCTAATATCTCGCATGGTATAGCCATCATTAACACAAACGCCTTATTAGTTGCTTCTTCAACCGCCTTTTCTTTTATCTGATTAATCTGAGCCTGATTCAGTGTATAGACCTTGGACGGTTTTAATTGTTCTTTTTCTATCCTTCGATATTCTGCTCTATTCATGGATACATCCCTTTGCCTTTCGCTCAAATTCTTTAATTACCACAAAGCTTAAATCTTCTGTGAATTCAGTTTTATACTTTTGACATAATTTCTTGAAATCCTCATGTACCGCTTTCCAGTATTCATCCGTATTGTCAGGGTAATAATATTTTTTGTGGAGGTTGAATAGTTCACCAAACATATTAAAATCATCCGGTATATCTTTGTTGCTTACTGCCGCCATTTAATCACCTACACTTCCGAACGGGGTTTCTTCAATTCTTTCTTGCCTAAATCCATCGGGAGAGTTTTCCCAACCATAATGCTTGAACTCTGTAGAAGAATTCATGAACCGTTTTGTTTCTTTTTCGAAATACATACCTATAAATTCATCACTGACACCTAAGTCCCTGTTCTTACAAACCTCAATAACATTGTCATACATTAATAGTGGATGATCGTCTTTTATTCCAAGGTACTCCTTAATGCCTTTCTTAAAATCAGTATTGCATCTATGTACCAGGAATACATTGTCGGCAGCATTGGTAATGTCTGCTGTTCCTGATATGTCGTTTTTCCTTAAGAACATCATTGTCTTTCTTGGGTGAGTGATAAAGTGAATAACAACATTTTTTAATTTACATAGCTGTGTCAATGCCAGGACTAAATTAGTTTGCTTTTCATATCTTTCACCAGTTATTGATGTAAGGTCTAAGCTCATGAGGTTATCAATGATGATTACATCTATTTTATTTGCCTCAATGCATTCTTTAACAGCGGCGACTACTTCCTCAACCTTTGAACTATGAGCGTTATTATAAACAAATAACTTTCCTTCCAGCCATTGGTTAACTCTATCTCTTACATCCTCCTGTACCGTATAAAAGTTTGCATATTGTGTACTGATAACATTCTTTTTACCAGCACATTGCAGGTGTATCCAATTCATTACCCTGTCAGCTCTTAATTCTCCGCTGTATAAGGCTACCTTCCGGCCAGATTCAATGCTTTCAATAGCTAATTGCGATAATAAGCTACTTTTTCCACATCCATTAGAGCCGGACCAAACAGAAAGTTCACCTTTGTTAAATCCCATAATACGCTGGTCAAGTTGGTTAATTCCGCTTGGAACCGTAGAATTTTTATCCCGTTTATGTATTTTGATTTTCTTAGGGGTTAAAAATATATCTTCTTTAGCTACTTCTTCCTTGACTGAGCCTATTATGCTTCCTAAATCAACTTTTTTTACTGTTTTGCCTTTTGTAAAAGGAGAACTCTCCGCTTTCTGCAATTCTCTGTTGATTTTTTCTATTTCTTCATCAAGAGCTTTTTCTTCTGCAAAAGCAGTTTCTTCTTCTGGAGTAAGAGCTCCTCCATCGTGCATGATGTGTTCACCTTCCTTTCAGGCATATCCTTAAATAAATAACCGTATATCTTTTGCTGCTCTTCACAGTACCATGAAGCAACTCTTTTCATGATTGCGTTATCTTCTTTCAGCCACTCTACAAGCCACTTGTTATATTCCTCAATGACATCCCTCCTCTGTATGGTTAACAACTTTTTTGCCACCCTACCAGAAAAACCCTTATCACAATATGAGTATCCATATATTTTCTTAAAAAAGGCGGAATCAAATTCTGTTTTACTGCTTATGCTTTCATAAAACGATTCTTTATCAGGAATAACTACCCACTCCTTTACTAAAACCTATATGTGCCTTCGGAAGTAACAGTTACTCTGCTGTCTTGCCCCGGTTCTTCCGTTTCGTCTTTCCATCTACGCTGATTCAACCAAGTAGTCGGATTTGGAATATACTGCTTGTCCTGCCATTGCTTTGACATCTTCTCACGCTCAATAGCTGCCAACATGTCGCCGAGCACCTTTTCGTCAACCTTTATTTTCTTAAAAGATTTTTGGGCCGGTTCCTTTCCTACCTTCTTCGGGTACGCCTTCCAAAACGCATCAAAATGATCAATATATATATTATTATTCTTTTCTTTCTTGTTAGGTGTTAGGCGTTTGTTAGGCGTTTGTTGGTCGCTTGTTAGGCAACTGTTATCTGTATTGTTAGACTCCGCATCAAATACCTGATAACTTCCCCAATTTACTATGGTTATAAGCCTTCCGGTCTTTGTTGATTCGTTTGTTAAAAAATCGTATTTTTCAAATCTTTTTAGAGAAGTTCTGACGTTTTGCACGCTAACACCTTTTCCACATTCCTTGACGATATTATCAAGTGAAGTGATAAATTGGCCCGCCTGGCAATGATATTGTTCGCCGTTCCATTCCCATTTATTTTCATCATGATTAGCCATGAGAAGAAGAGTAATAAGAATGGTTTTTTGCTGCGGTGTTGACATTTGCCATATAGGTTTTTTCAATAATGCTCTGTGGAGCTTTACCCATCCATCCACCTAATCACCTACCTAACATTGGACCTAAGTCATACCGATAATTTACTTTTAACTTTTTAGAAGGTATTACAATGCAGTACGGACATAATTGTAAATCCTTCTCATTAAAACTGTTTTTATTAAGCATTTTTGAGAGATATTCAAAGTACTTTATCCGCATGAAATATGTATTGCTTGTATCACGAAAATTTAATATAAATCCCGCTACGCATCCCTTGTCATGGGCTTTCATAAGCTCGTCTATCTGGTGCTGCTTAATCATGGGGCTACTTCCTGCGTAGCTTATTGCCTTATTCTTGGTTGTTTTAAGTTCAAGGCAATACATATTACCCTTGTAATACAAAATGTAGTCATATGGGGATTTTAGAGCGAATCTTTGAGTACTGTTCTCTATGTCAAATCCAATACTGGAATCATGGAGCCGTTGATAATAAACATCGTCCGGTATGGACTTTCTGAAATTTTGTTCAAATACTTTACCTTCGTTCATATTCTCCTTTCCCCGGCAGCCGCAGCCGCCGGATAAGAGTGGATAAGGAAGTTCAAACCATGTAAGATCGTGACATGCTATACATTGGTGTGTGAACTACCGAATAGCCCTGTTAAGGACCGGTTAATATGTGTCTATAGCTACCTCAAGGTTGAGGATAGTTATTTTTGTAGATTATCCCATTTGTTATATGTAACGCTTTCCTCTGTCCAGTCAGAGTAAATCCTGATTAAGTAATCTTTTAGTATCTGTATCATTTCGTCCCTTAATCCCTGATTTCCGTTATCAAGCAGTGAATGATGGTATCTGCATCCATCTACCCCATTCTGTTCAATCCCCAGGCCGCCTTGAGATTTATTAACGATATGCATAGGGTCATGAATCATATAGGCTAATGTAACTTTAGGATCCATGTGGTAATTCATTTTGCAAAATATACATCCTTCATCCCGGGCTAAGATTTTCATTATGGTTTTCTTATCAAACTGCAAAGCCTTGGTTCTCTTATTCATTACACACCCCATTCCTTTTTCATTCGGGCCAGCTCGTCCGGCGGAAGTGTTTCTATGCCTTCGTCTTTACATTCCTGGACTACTCCATCAATAAGTACGCTCATTTCCTTTGTATCGTAGGTGCTGGAACCAAAATAGCATTGTAGCTGAATACCGGTTTGACCTCCCACGGTGACTTCTCCAAGCTCTTTTACGGTCCGCCACTCTTCCTTAACCCTGGCTACTACGTGCGGCTTCACAATTATGTGCGTAAAAACCCCGTATTTGCCCAGCATATCGATGTAAAGCTCGTCCTTGGTGGTATGTAATACCTCTGCCAGTTTTTGCAGTAATACCCACATATAGGCGTTTGCATCAAGGCTTCTTTTCTCCCGGTACTGTGCTGCCGTTATTTTAAGCTTTTTTATATTTTTCAACCGTTCGTACTCCGGCAATATAAGAGACTTTTCATTGACAGAGAATGTGATATTCACAGAACCAGTAATGATGTTATTACTGATATCTGTTATTACTCCGGTAAATTCCAATTACTTCACTTCCTTGTCCGGTGATGCTAATAATTTCTTATATACGGCCGAATAATCCTTTTCTTCTATTTTCTGTAATGAATTAACGCCGCACATATCAAGTATTTTTTGCACTTCAATTCCCGTCCTCTGTAACTGTGTCTCAATGGTTTTTACCTTTATATTTCCTATTAACTCTGTTGGATATTTTTTAAATACCGTGTCCAATTTCTGGTTAATAATTTCCAGCGAATCAATTTCATTCATATCGTTGTATGTAATACTTTTAACGGAAAAAGTGTCATATGTGGTGTACTTACTCTCTTTGTCTTTTATCTTAATTTCTTTTAAAGCAACCACATCTGACGGAATCCATATACGCGGCGCAGAATAAAGTTCCCGGCCTATTCCAAAGTTAACACAGGCTCGTTTAAAGCTGTCACTTGCACGTCCTTTTTCCTTTTCTGTAAAGGATTCTTTTCCTACATCCTGTTTATTTACCCACAATTTCTTGTCATTATCCCAAACAGAAATAGTGCAGTATAATTCATTGCCAATTATAGAGTGAGTTCTTTGCCACCCTAGCGGACCATATAGCTCGTCCAATAAATTTTGTCCGGCACGGGATGTAACATATAAGAGCAAGGACAGTCCCTTTTCACTTATCTGCTGTACCCTACAGCTAATTTCCTTCGGCTTAAGAAGTCTTTCATTTGCCATATGCTTTATTCCTCCTCTTCCGGTTCCATATCCTCTTCATGTTCCAACCTCTCGCGCCTACTTTCCTGCCGGGCCTGTTCTGCTTCGTAGGCATCAAAAGCATCGTAATTATCAGGTATGTACATAATTCTCAACCCCTTCTAAAAATTCGTATGCTTTATAGTATTGCTCTGTACTATCTAGTTCATATATGGATGCATGATTAATAATTTCATATTCGTTGTCATAGTGCCATAACCAGAGATCGTTATTAGATACCTCAAATTTTACATTGTGACCTTTTTTATTCAATTCAATAACCTTTGTTAAAATATCAAATAACAGTTTTTCCACTTGACAAATCCTCTCTTTCTGTTATTATTTCAGTAGATTATTTTTGTTTGTATTCCGGCTGTGAGTATTGCGAGTACTTACAGCCAGTTTTAATTTACTGGTTTCTTCTTCGATTTCTATAAATACAGGATCCTCTTCGGGTGTTAGATATGAGTAATAGAACTCTTTGTCGTTGATGTATTCCTTATGATGTCCGTAGGCAAATTCATATCCATAACCGCACGAATCACAGTGATAATACTCTTCTTCTGTTCCATGTTCGCCCGAATAGTATGTGCGCTCCACTTCATTTCCACACACTGGGCATTCAATTTTTCTTGTCAAGTTATACCTCCTTAAGATTTTTATTATTTGAAGGACACCGGCGCTACCCAGCAGCAATGTTACACGGATTCCAAACTGTACGGCTGTTATTTCATCAAGCTGGCAGGTGCCTACTTGTCCATATGCAACAAAGAATAATAGTATTTGGATTAGGGTTATGCACTTCATAGCTCGTACTCTGCATATTCGAACAGGTCAATATTATAAGATAATGATATTGGTCCATCCTCTTCTAACTCAATTACAGATATTCCGGGCTCTGCTTCAACATTAGAAACGGTAAGCACTCTTCCTTTTAACTTATTAATATTTTCAGGTAATACTCCGAACAGTTTAATTTCTGCAATGTCATTTCTTCCTTTTACTTTGTCACCTATCTTCATAGATTTACCTCCTTAACTGAATGTTGCTTCTGGCTCTTTTTTAGGTGTTATTTCCTCTTCGAGATACTCATCATCAATATTTATTTTTGTGGAGTTCCTGCCGAGTTTCATAAGAAGAATCTGCATTTCGTTTATGTTCTTAAGGCCATTAATATTAGCAATACCATGACCGCTAATATTCCATTCCTTCATAAAATCATATTTATACAATTCGAACTGCAAATTCATATCTTCGTCATGTTCGCAAGTGAAACGGACAATTTTTTTATCGGGACCATATTTGCTGCAGTTTTCAATTTCTTCTACCTGCATTTCGATATGTACAAAATCATAGCTAACTCCGTCGTCATAACAGATATCAAGGTCTGTTGTATCCACATTTTTAGCCACATAATCAGACCACTTTCCGAATATGTCAGATACATTGATTTCTTTTTTATCCTCTGTCATTAGCTCCTTGAAATTATCAAGAATCTTCTTGTTGTCCTGTAGGGTTGTTGAGTTTACAATTTCCGTTAATACAGCATCAAGCTTTAGTGTGTACTCACTAAAATCATGTCTTTCGATAGCAGGTATCATAGTAGCCTTCAACTTTTCCTCAATTAATTCTTTTGCCGGGCCGGACCAGCGGAACATATTTTCCATGCATTCGCCTATGCACTTTGTGAGTTTCTCTTCAATAACTGCTTCGACGCTTCCATCTGTTAATTTCTTTTGCAGCATTTCTGCTATGCTATTTTCTATTGTCATTCCTTTTCTCCTTTTCTATGCGATATCCATATTTACTTGGTTATTGGCGTCCTATTACTCAGGAACTTGTTAATAAAATACTGTTGGCCTTTCCCGGTTACTTTGGTGGTTTTATTGGTCTTTATGCTTCCGTCAGGCTTTACAATGGTGGTTTCCTTAATTTCGAATAGCTCCAAGTCCATAGCCCTTTGTGTTGGCATGTTGTAGTCATTACCTTGTCTCTTAATCAAGTACCCGTTATTACGGAGCCATTCAAAAAGTCTTATACCTCCAATGTCGATACCGTTCTGGCGGAGTAGTTTAGCAAGCTCTCCGACCAAGATTGATGTATGGCTGGCTGCCACCGCATCTGCAAATATTACTTTTGGCTTGTCCTGCTCTGATTTAATAAGTAATTGAGTATTGACCTCTCTTAAGGATGCTATCTGCTTATCTGCAAATTTTAAGGCCTTGGCATATATCTGCTCCGGTGTGTTCCATGCCTTTTCCAAATCGATAAAATATGTACGGCATTGTTTTCCTTTTTCTGTCCTCTGCAGCATGCAGATTTCTTTTGCCATATCAATGGAAATGTTATAATCAGTGGAGGGCCGTCCTCCGGTACTTTCGCTCATTTTTGAGCTAAAGTCTTTTCCTTCATCAAACCCATATTCAGTCATTCGTGGAAACCAATCTTTAAAAGCTGTCTTTATTTCTAATGCAGCATGTAAGTCCCTTGCCGATACCGCTGGTATATCGTTTCTGTAATTAATGGGTAAAAGCTCGTTCAATAACTTGTCCTCCTTATAAATTATTTTCAAAACCTAAAACCCAATTTAATACGTCGATTTGTGCTTGATATTTCATTCTTTGGTTAATGTTTGTCATGCAGGAATACTCCAAGGTGCGTTTTGATTCTTTTTCTAATAACTCAAGCATTTGCTCAATTTCATATTCTGATTTCATCCTTCTCCTCCTTATGGAATATTATGTTATATTGTGGTACAATCTCCTTACAGGCTGACGGGCCGAGTACGAATGAAAGGAGATACTATGACTACAAAAGAACTTGATAAATTACTTAATGATTCTTTAATTGACTATTCAAATGAAATTCGTTCCTGCTATAAAGAAGGAAGCAAGGAGCCTGCCACAGAAGGTGATATAGTTGAATTAGCCAGACAAACTTTCTACACAATGGATGAATTTAGAAAGAATATCATTAAATACCTCGAATCCAAATAATCACATTGCAGTCGGCTTACGACCGGACCTTTCAACCATTTTTGCTAATCCCTGTAAGTCGACTTCTCCATATGAAAAAGTAGTTGCAGTTGATTTCTTTTCCAGCTCGTTTATCCTGGCTACTAATGCCTGCCATCTTTTCTTAGTTATGAACATTGGGTTTCCTCCTTTCCGTTTTGGTTATTCAATATGTACTCCTTTCTATCCGGCCTGTCCAATATAAGCAATATCCTTAAAGGTATCAAGCCTTGACTTGCAGTCTTTGTATATCTCCTTATAATGCCTGTCTGCCATGATTCCAGCATCGATAACATGGAGGATAATATTCTCTACCAATTCCAGGTTGTTAAGCTGTGATATCGTGGCATCATCACGCTTTTTGATTCCGGTAATGCTGTTTGCCAGCTTGGAATATGTAATATACAGCATGTCAGCGTGTTCACTTCCCTGACATTTCGCATAATCAACAAGCTTCTGTATTGTATCCGTCTCGGCCTTTCTGGTTAACTTCCCTTGGTACCGGGTTGCTATCCATTCGCTGGATTGACGCTCAAGGATGAACCGGCGCATTTCGTAGAACTGGCGGACAAGTTCAATTTTAAATTTTCGTACCTTCTCGGTATTTCTGAGATAAGTCATAAGTAAGGTTGCTTGCTCTTCATTCAAAAGATAAATTTTTTCTTGATTGGTTCCTCTTTCATATTTAACAGCCCTCATTTCAAATGAGACCTGTCCGAATGTTGAGAAGTCATTTTCGTACTTTGTAATTAAAACCTGAATTGCATGGTGTTTATTACCAGTACCATCTGCAATCACCTTACTGTCTGTAAAAACATCGTTTCCAGATAATGAAACTAAGTTATTCAAAAGGTTCTCCTTTCTGGTAAATATGTATTGGTGCGTATTACGCAACTTTTAGGATAAAAAAATTTCGTCCATTGTAAGTAGAGGATCACCTGCTTTTGCCGCCGCTTTATTCAGAGCTGCCGTTATTATTTTCATTTCATCTAATCTTATTGGGGAGCGCCTATTTATCCTGCTGCTATATCCTGTAGACGCTGCAGAAGCTTTCAATCCTATCAATTTGCCGAATTGAGCTTGAGTAAAACCATATTTCTTCCGGTAATACTCCAATTTCAATAACTTATCATTTTTTAATGTGCTCAATTAATCATCTCCTTTCTTTCCTTTGGTGCGCTATACGCAACTGGTACTTATATACTATACCTTATTTTTGAACTTGTCAACACTTTTTGTTGCGTATTTTATATTTTTATTGTATACTTAGTTGCGTGGTGAACACATTAAAATATGAAAGAGGAGATTTAAAGAAAATGAAAGATATCAAGGACAGAATAAAAGAACTACGAGACGAGACAGGACTTACCAGGGCAGAATTGGCACAAAAACTTGAAATAAATAAATCAAGCGTGACAAGATACGAAACCGGAGAAATGCGTCCTACTCTTGATATTATGATTAAGATTCATAATATTTTCGGAGTTAGTCTTGATTGGCTTGCTGGCCTTGAAACTGGCGAAAACATTCAATATGACATGCTTATTAAGGAATGTGTTGATTCTGGAATCACTAGCGATAAATTAAAAAAGGCAATTGAATTTATTAAGGAGATATAATAATGAAAATATATACTTATCAAATAAAATCCGGTCCTAATAAAGATAGGTGGGCCGGATATATTTTAATAAAGGGTGAAAATGGACAGCGTGACCTAAAGCCAACTAAATATGGAAAGACTGAAAAAGAAGTACTGATTAAATTAGCTGAGCTTGAGAGAGAAATTGAAAACGGTGAATACATTCCAAGGAATACAGATACTTTTATAGGGTTTTTAAAAGAGTATCATAAAATATGTGCAGGGTATGATATGTGGAAAGGAAAACCTCGGAAAAATGAAAAAGCTAAATGGCAAGAAACTACATCAGAGCTTTATAAATTGTATATAGATGTTCATTTTGAAAAATACTTCTCTTCCATGAAGGTTGTAGATATAAAGCCAATGACGTTAGATAAGTTTTATAACCAAAAATTAAGTGAAACAAAAATGATATATAAAAAAATAGATGGTGTAAAGCAAAAAGTTGAAGTTCACAAAATGAGTATTAATACTGCTATAAAACTGAATAAGTTTCTTAAGTCTGCTTTCAATTACGCTATAGATAATGGAATGGTCAAACAAAATCCAGCCGATAAAGTCATACTTGGTAAAAAAACAAAATATGAACCAGTTATATATGATAACGAACAATTTTTAAAGCTGCTTGATTATACTAAAAAGAAGTATGATCGAATACCAATAGTTCTTGGTGCCGGAATGGGTTTTCGTAGAGGTGAGATTTTTGGACTAACATGGGAAGATATAGATTTTGATAAGCAAACTATATCAGTAAATAAAACTAATGTACGCTTCAAAAAAAACATGATAAAATCCCCTAAAAACGAAACAAGTAACCGTATTATAACCGGGCCCTCTTATGTATTTAAAACCTTAAAAGAATATAAAGAAGAGGTTAAGCCAGTTAATGAAAAAGAATTTATTCTGAGTGTAACCCCTGCTTATTATTCGCATCGTTTTAATTGGTTGCTGGAAAAGTTTGATTTACCAACTATTCGATTGCATGATCTTAGACACTTTAATGCAGTAATAATGATGAATAATGGAATACCAGATAAAGTTGCTGCTGATAGATTGGGACACGCCACCGTGACAACATTAAGAACAACCTATCAACATGTATTAATGGAAATGGATAAAAAAGCTGCGGATAAAATTAATGATGTATTTGAGCCTAAAAAGAAAGTAACAGAGGAAAATAATTAACCCCTGTTTACTATACTTTTTACTATATTTTGATTTTAAATACTGCAGTCGACGGGACTTGAACCCGTACGGTCGCAATGACCACTAGATCCTTAGTCTAGCAAATTGCGTATAGCGCAACCGTTGATAATGCTACATTTTTGAAATATTACTAATTTTACTATGTATGCATATTACAATATTATGCGTTATACGCAATCTTTATATTGCATTTTCAAGTGTATTTACTATATTTCTTTACTATATTTTTGTATAGTAAAAGCAAGGTGCGCCCCAATAGCAATTCCTGTTTTTATACACATTTTTTCCCTTAAAACGGACAATTCATCCTCATCACATTCTCCGGAATATTCTTTTTTTATGTACTCTTCGCACTTGCTTATTGCTTTCATACATTTTGTGTTTATATAGTCTCTCAAATCCTCATCTTCTTCGAAAATATCATAGATTAATTTGTCTACATTAAATTCTTTCCCCTTCTCCATTATAATCTCCATTTCTCAGCCTTTCACTGTAAGTAAGTTATCTTTCGTGCTACGTAAGTTTATTATAGAACATCAGTTTGTTTTTTGCAATACATAATTATCACTCCCCTTAAATAAATTTTAACGATTGTTTATCCTATTAGTATCTTACCACTATAGTCATGTAATTTCATTACGTAAATTCTTCCATTTTTGGTATATTATGTATATATTCTTTTTTTTCCATATTTGGTATTAATTACCTTTGAATTGTTTAAAAATATCTGTTATTATAACGACAACAATAGTCAATTACAAAGGAGATGGGGATATGAAATTATTTGATTCTGAGCTAAAAGTTATGAATGTATTGTGGAGAGAGGGTGATTTACGAGCAGGGAAAATAGCAAAAATATTGAAGGATGAAGTTAACTGGAATCGTAATACCTCATATACCGTAATCAAGAAATGTGTTGAAAAAGGTGCCATTGAAAGATATGGTGTAAAGTTTATGTGTAGGGCTATTGTAAGCAGAGAAGAAGCGCAGCAATACGAAACAAATGAGCTGGTAGAAAAAATGTTTGAAGGGTCTTACGAAAAGTTTTTTGCAGCATTTTTAAATGAGGGATATTTAACCGATGAAGAAATTGAACGTTTAAAAAAAATCGTAGATGATGGGAAATAAATACTATAAATTTTATTGAGAGCAAGAAGAGGGGAAAATACCTGGTCTATTATGGGCTGGGTATTTTTTATATTGACAAAATAGTCCAAATATCCCATACTATAGGTAAATAATTACATGGGAGGGTATTTTATGGCACTCATTACTTGTCAGGAATGTGGCAAAGAAATATCGGATAAAGCAGATAAATGTCCAAATTGCGGATCACCAATACCATACAAATCAGAAACACCTATTAAGGCGGAAGTCAGTACTCATAAAGGATTTTGGTCTGCCGGAAGATTATCAATCGGTATAATATCTATTATTCTTTTTGTGCTTGTTTCTTTTCAGTCATGTGCTGCGGGATTAAGTAATGCGCTAGAGGAGAATAAGTCTACATCAGGAAGTAGCGGATTTGCATTTTCTCTTTTTATATTGATAGCAGGTATCGTTGGTATATGCACCAGAAATTCTAAGGGAAAAGTAGGTACGTTTATTACAACTGCTTTATATTGGTTTGCCACGATATGTACAATAGGAACAGGCGATACATATCCAGACCTTCCAATATGGGGAGGAATAGCTTTTGTTTTTGGCGCTGTATTCCTTTTTTGTGGTATTAAAACAAAGAAAGCATGACATATTGACATATTATGTATATTGTGTTAACCTATTTAAGTCGATCGAGTTAGATTAAGTGTTTAAGCAATAAATAAACATCCCCATTTCCCCAGGTTACGTAAGCCTGGGGATTTTTCTGTTATTGCTGCTCTCTGGATATCTTTTCTTATTTTTACATAAACGAAAAATATTGATAAAAACTATTGACAACGTTTCCGTTGCATGATATTCTTATATTATAAACAACGCAACGTTGAATGAGGAGGTTTAACTAACATGAATGTATATGGTACAATCGTTAGGGAAGAAATGACAACAGCTATTGAAAATGAATTTAAAGATATGGAGACTTTTCCTTCGAAAAAGGATGAAGAATATGAAAATAATAGTGAGAAGAGTCGTGAATTTTTACGAATAAGAAATAATTGTGTTTTTATACTTTTTGATTTTTTGAACCTTGCAACATGGTCAAATTTACACTATGAAGTGAGCGAATCAGATACGGAAGAAATACTAGATTTATTCCAGAAATATGCAAGCAATTTAATACAGCTCAATAAGGACACTTTAATAAGAGTTTATGGCAAACTAAAATTTACAATGAATAGGGTGGAGATTGCTGGTGTATTTAACTACTATGACGAGCATGACCTTGAAGAGTTGATAGCATATGCCAAAAATAACATTGAAGAGTACAATAGGCAGCGCAATATGAAGACAATTACATCTAGATTTGTATATCTGTTAGACAGAGCCAAGGAAAGAGATTTTTATGGAAACGCATTAGAAAAGAAGTATCTTAATTATAACCCTACATTTTTAGAATCCGTAATGACCTTTGCTGAAGCTACGGAAAAGTGGGGGCTTGGAGAAAGTACACTGCGATCTATGGTTAGGGATAACAGATTAAAAGAAGATATTGATTATAGAAAGAGTGGTAAGGTTTGGCTGATAAGAAAGGATTCCATGATTAAATTATACGGGGCACCTAAATTATTGGAATAAATATATGTGTACAGCTATGTATAATAAATAAGCCCCGGATTATTGGTCCAGGGCTTTTCTACATCTCATGTTACGGTTTTAATTTTGCACAGATATTTGTTTTAAATAAAATTTCAATACATCCCGTGTTACGGTTCTAATTTTGCGCAAATAAACTTTCTTAATAAAATTTCAATACACCAAGTGTTAAGGTTTTTGTATAATTGCATTATATCATACTGTTTAAATATGTCAATCAGCTTAATAGTTTTTTAAGAGCTATTGCCCCAAGCTTACCGTTCTGCATCCATCCTTGTTTCTTTCTGAAAGCATTTACTGCCGCTGTTGTCTTTGCCCCCCATGCTCCGTCTGTGTCTAATCCTGCCCCTATTTTTTTATTCAGGGCAATTTGTACCGCCATTGTGACATATTGGTTTGTGTGGTCCGCACAGAAGGTATTTGTAAAATCTCCCTTGACCTGGAAGTGAGGAGAATCCGGGTTACTCTTCCAGTTTGCTCCTGGTTCAAATCCGCACTTAAGCATTGTCGCTATAATGGCTTTGGTCTGCTTGTCCTGGCTGTTCCATATTGCCGTAAGTTTTCCATTTATAACGCGCTGTGGTACAACGTCCACTGCCTTACGTTGTATATGTATGCTGTTCATTGTCCATGTAACCTTTGAAGCCCTAGGGGCACTGTAGGAGGTTGCAAAGGATTTGTTAATGCCAGCTGCTATACACTCCGTTATGGAACGGCCCTGGCAGTATAGATATTGCTGCCGTTCTACTGGCCTGTATGTCTCTACTACCAAAGGATTAATCCCCTGACCTCTGATATCTGCCAAGGCAAGGTTTAACATTACTCGCACCAATGGATGAAGTTTCTTTATATCTCTGCACTGGTCTATTAGATTACTCATTCTTACCATCTTCTTTCTTTGTCAGATTCTTCACCGCTTCAAAGGCTCCTGTACTTGCTAATCCGCTCGCTAATCCACCTAAAAGGATTTCGGGTGTAAATGCTCCATTAATCCAAATATTAAGCCCTATGCCCAAAATAGCCATGATTAAGGGGATGTACTTATTGGGTATGAATCCAAGACTGTTTTTAATTACATAGCCTACACCAAAACAAATAGCTACCACTACTAATACTACATACTGTGTTAAAATTTCCATATTAATTACCTGCCTTTCGTTATTTTAATCCCATTTGTACTGCCAAAAATCCAAGCACAATCGTTACCAGTCCAGCTACCAAAAGCCACTTAAACTTGTCCCATTTATCCCGGTCTTTATTTTCCAACTTGTCCAGCCGTTCGATAGTTTTGTTCAGGTCCTCTCGCATATATTTTGTTTCCGTTGCAAGTTCCTTAATTGCGATAATAAGGTTATTATTTTCCTTCATATCTGATTCGATTTCGTCCAGCCTTTTGGTATTGGATCTTGACCTTTCATCCGTCTTGGTTAAGGACACTTCGAGCTGGTTTACTTTTTCCTCAATCGTCATACTTCACCTTCTTATAATTTTTTGTATAAAAAAAGAGACCAGTTACGGTCCCTTATATAATTTAATTAGTTCGCAATCGTAACAAATCATGAATGTTACAAGCCTATAGAATATATAAATCTGCTCATATATTCTCCAATTCTTAATGAACCTGCGCTATTTGGATGTACACCATCAATAGTATATGTATCCATAGTTTTTTCTGTAAACCCACTATTGTTATACAAATCACATACTGGTATTCCATACATTTCACCAATTTTTTTTACTGCATTCGCATAGTCGATAAGTTTAAGTCCGGCAGAATTGGTAAAGTTAGTATTATACCCCTCTTTGTTTCTTTGCAATGGAGTAACTAATATGATTCTTGCATATGGATTTTTCGAAAGAATATATTCTACTAATGTTCTGTATGCCCCGTAAAAGGTGCTTCTATCAAATGTTGTATCTGCTATAGTCCCAATAGTTCCAATGTTTACTGAAAATCTAAAATCATTTGTTCCGGCAGAAATAATAATAAGATTATATTTGTTGTAATCATTAACTGATAAGCCAGTAGTAACAACTCCAATATTACCAGCACTATTATTCGCATCTGCCATCGTTTCTCCGTTGACTCCTAAATTCGTATAGGAATCAAAAGATAATTTCTTCTTGATAATTGGTTGATATGTGTTTGCCGCAGTGATAGAATCACCGAGGGTAAGAAAAGATGTATTGCTCCAATACGAAGATGCTTCTGCTGTTAGTTTAAAGTTATCAATTTTAGATGAAGCTAAACTATTTGATTTATATACTTGAAATCCTGCCATTGTGAGGGGTTTTAATATATTATCATCTGTTTTGTCAATATATAAGACGTCATTAAGATATACCTTAAAATTATTATTATTAGCTATAATTTTTACCTTAACAGTTGTGTTGGTTGGACAAGTATAATTGACAGAATCAATTACAGTCGACACATCCTTTATATACTTTTTTAAAGAGACCGTACTTCCGTCGATATATACTCCCATCCTATTATTCTTTACAGTGCCGTCACTTCTGAATAAAAATGACAGCACTTCACCGTTTCCGGCATATGAGAAGTCCGAACTCATTGTAAAATCACTTCTATAAGTTTCAACCTCCGCTCTGCTTGTGCTGTTTGAAAATGTTTTTGGTACCGCCATATTGTCTGCTATTCCGAAACTGCCCAATATGTTGTTCCATGAATCTCCAGTTGTCAATATTGTAAGCGTATCTGTATTTGCTCTATTAAAATTGTCTTCAATATTAATTGCATTCCGATAATCTATGTCCATTGATTTTTTTTCTAAATTTATAAGTTTATACTCAGCCGTTGTTCCATCATTGTTTATAACGCCAGCAGCTTTTGCAACTGGAAAAAGATTAATCCAGCCTGTATTATCACTATTTCTTTGTGATATTTGTATCATACAATCTTCCATTCCAATTCCTCCTATTATGAAGATTAATGAAGTTAATAATATTGTAATTTTCCATTTGTTTTTCATATATTTTACTTTACCACCTTTCCTTGGTAAATTATATCATTTATGGTAATTTATTGCAATATTATAAACAATTAGACTATCTTATAAAATATCTGATTTGCATGTGCGTCGCTTGGTAGTTCATTATCTACTTTAATTGCTAGACTCTCTATTTGTGATAACTGTAAGCTAACTTGATCCAAAGCCAATTTTACATTTGCACCCAATGTACCTCCGTATGTAATGTTCTCTGCGGAAGATACAACGATAGGTAGCTGTTCTGGTAATACTTTTTTATCTGGACCAAGAATAGCAAATCCTCCAGCAGCTCCCTTTCCATTTACAGTCATTTTACCATCAGAACCAACAGAAATATCTCCACTTCCTTTTACAACACCTAATGCTGTATCAGTAGCAATCTTAGATAAAGTTATAGCTTGTGCTGCATCTCCTTGAGCTTTAGCATAATCACCCTGTGTCTGTGCATAGGTAGCTGCTGCATTTGCCCCCTGTGTGGCTGTCTGTGCCGATTCAGTAGCAGCGTTCACCTCAACTGTGAGGTTTTCAACCACTTCTTCCGTGGCACCTGTAACCATAGATTGTACATTCTCATAAGTTGCTATTTTCTGTACATCCCCGGGAGCAAAAGCCGCATATAATTCCCTTGTATCGAGGGGCGTAGCTAATTCACCCGACAATAACTTATTCGGGTCAAAATCCTTTTTCAATCCTCTTCTTACTCTTATTGCCAATATACCGCCTCCTATGTTCCTGCTTCTAACGCTGCTATTCTGTTTAACGTAGCTCTCCAGCCAACACCATCAATATAGATATCATCGTCCTGGAAAAAGATGCTTTTCAAAGTGCCATCTATGTTTACTGTCAACCCGTCATGATTAAGGTCAAATCCTTCTTTTAGTAATCCGCTTTCCCACTTCTCGTATTGCACCGCACCGTCTTTTAAAGTTGTCTTTGATATGTTTCCGCTTGAATCATATTTTGATATCTGCACCTTTCCACGGGTCCCCGTTCCGTCGTCTCGGGCGTATATAGATGTATCTGTCTCTACTCCATCCTTTTTCTCTCTTACCACTACAAGTGCCGGCTCAATGTTGGCTCTCTGAGAATTGTTAGACCCCCAGCCACTATCTCCCGGCTTGGTAAACCACATAAACGGATAATTACTCTGTTCATAAATTTCAATCAGCTGACCAAATAGTCCACGATTATCCAGTGTAAACGGACCTATCTGACCACTTGTGGCATTTACTTGTCCGCTTAAGATGGCATTAGTGGCGTGGAGTATTCCGGCGGAATTAACAGAGAAGTTGTTGCCCACCGTAAAGCTCGTTAAGACCTTTATCCATTCTGCATTTACCCCGATGGCAGAGAGTACATTTACAACCGCATTTCCATTACTATCCATGCCGGCATTCCATGTATGCCCGCCATCTGTACTGACCGCAAAGGCATCAGCTGTCATTTTCCATATAGTCTGGCTGGCGGCCCTGGTAGGTTTATTGTGCATATAAAATACTGTGCTGCCATCTTCGAGCTTTTCTTCACTCTTAAAGGCTCCAAAACTGTTTACCATTAAATTAGTAAGCTGCTGGACAGCAATGTCATAAGCACTAACTTCCTGTTTGGCTATGTTTCTGGATTCAACTATGGCTTTTGTAGTAGCCGAATATCGTTTACTTGTATTTCTTGACGGAGTTTCTGCGTCACATCTGATAGCATCCAGAGAACCAATTCCGAAATTAATTGAGGTTATAAACGTTTGATAGGAGTTGCCTTTAAAGTCACTAACATAAGCAACATCCCCGGCTTCTCTGCTTGGGTCACTGACCGCAGTTATCGATAATGGTCTGAACCTCATTCCTACAATCTTTGCGCCAATTGTATTTGCTATTAATTGTGCTTTATCCGCCGTTTGGATTAAAGGATTGTCAGAAACCGAAACAATATATCCACTCAAGCCGTACATATAAGTATTTTTATTCTCAGTAGTATCAGTTACTTGTATGCCTGTAATTACAACATCATCAACAGCTATATTTTTATCTTTTAAGCTATAAATGTGGTGATATCTATTCATTTGTATAAATGTTCCGCCGTCATAATTATCACCAGAGTTATAGTCTGTAAAATTACCTCCGTCAGCATTATCCCCGGATGCATATGGTGTGGAAGAATCAAATTCTCCACCGTCTAAATTATCCGATTGTTCAAATGCCGCAATATCATACCAGATAAATTCAAGCCGCCCCTCATTGTCAAATCTTGCTTGATTACCGGAACATTGTGCACAATATGCAGTCATTTCGCGATCCGTTAAGGCTTCATCATTTGGTCTTTTGTCAACAATCATATTGCTATTGGTAAAAGATGAATTTTGAAATGTAATTCCATGCCGGGTGCATATCTCTTGCATGATTTGCAACAATGTAGCCGGGTAATTTAATGTACTGCCTGAGTAATTATAGTCCAGTAGAGACATGTAATCTAATGCTGTAATTGTTATGGTGTAACCGGCTGCTACCGCTGTATCAACTATATAAACGCCCTTGTGAATATACTCCGCCGTATCTGTTAACTGTAATCCAATAGATGGTCTGATTTCAGCATTTGTAAAATCGTATACATCATATTCCCCAAGAGTATTGTCAATTTGTAGTGATAACTTATTGATTATTGCATTTCCTAAAGTAAATGTATTTCCATTAGATACGTTATCCTCTATCTTAATTCCTCTAATGTGAGAGTTGTCAAGATTCAGAACCGTTAAATCCTCAAAGGTGATTTTTACTCCGGCATAAAATTGTCTTTGCTCTAATATAGCCGATTTCCACTCATTGCTTACGTTTATCATGCCATTACCTCTCAATAAATGAAAATGATATTGTTGAAAATATCTTTTTGCTTGTATTCCATATATGCACTGGTGCAGACCTGTCTCCAACATAAAACGTTCTTGTTTGTTCTGTTCCACTCATTGGGTCGTCATATGTAAGAGACATAAAAACAGATGCATTGACCTGTTGTAACAAAGTCGCTGCATCTGCCTTATTTAATCCATTCCAGCTGCATTCAATAGTTCTCTTCTGGGCAACAATGTCTTTATGCATTAGTCCGTCAAGCGTACGGCCTGAATCCTCAGACGATAAATCCTGCAAACCCCATGTACAGTCAGAAGGAATTATTATATTTTGACCATTTATTTTTTTAATCATTGTTCCTCCTATCCTACGTTTACTGGATTCATCCGCCTATTACGACGCTGTTGTCCGTTGTATACTCCTCTTGCTAATTCTTCACCATCGAGATATAACGGAACTTCTATCATCTGTCCGTTTTTACCGCCCGTGGATGCAATAGCTCTCATATATCCACGGTAAGAAGCTTCTTCAATTCCTGCAATGATTTGATTTTGATTTGCAACAGCTGTTTTTCCTCCGATGTTTCCAATAAGTTCAGGCCCAGCTTCATTTGCAATAAATAATTGACCGACATCAGGAAAACCACCGTTTGCATACCACTTAACATCCAATTTTGGTACTGATATTTCCTTGCCTAATACTTTCGTTGTGGCAGTACCAATAGAAACATCAAGTTTTGGTAATTTAATTGATTTTAGTCCATCAATAAAACTATTGATTAAATTCTTACCAGCCTCTTTTAAACTACCAATTCCGCTTGCTATTTTGGCTGGTAACCCTGTTAACCATGTTTTAAAATCATCCCATGAATCATTCCATCCCTGTTTGATACCACTAATAATATCAGTACCCTTTGCCTTAAACTTTGTCCTAATATCTCCAAATGATGTGACTATATTATTTGGTACATTAACTATCCAGGTGGAAAAATCCTTCCATCCATTATTCCATCCCGTTTGTATACCATCTAATATATCACCGCCCTTAGAAATAAACTTTGTTTTAATGTTTCCAAAACCAGTTACGATTTTATCAGGTAATGATGCTATATAGGACTTAAAACTTTCCCAATTGTCCTGCACGCCTTTTAAAAGGCCTAAAACTATATTCTTTCCTATATCTGCGAAAACCGTAGATGGAGAATGAATACCTAAGAGTTTTTTAACATTATCAATAATTGTTTTAAATAAATCATCGAAAGGTTCTATTATAAATGTTAATGCTCCTTGCGCGCCTTTTAAAACACCTTTTATTAAGTTGGCCCCAATGTCTTTTCCGTCGAACGCATTCTTAAAATTTTCAGCTGCTTCCTTAAATAGTTCTTTAGTGGCACTAAAGTTGAATACAGAATCAATCCAGTACTTTGTATTCCTTAAAAATGCATCCCAAACAGGTTTTAAATTTAACTCTTGAACAGCTGCTAATAACCCACCGGCTAAAGCACCTACTATAGCTCCAACCGGACCAGCGAATGCTGCACCCGTAGCCGCACCGATACCGACATTTGCGAAAATAACGGTTATTTTTTTCCATACCGCTCCGAACTTTCCATCTATCCATGTTACCAGTTTGTTGTCTAATTCCTCTACCAAGCCACCTAATAAAATAGAAAGCGAAAACGGGTCGACCAAAGATAACATTTTCATTCCACCGGCTAAATTTTTTAGTCCACCGGCTATTTCTGTTAAAGTCTTGCTAATTGAACTAAGCCCTTTTACATAACCGAGCATTAAAAAGAAGGCGCCCAGTGCTTCGCCAACGCTATGTGCCTGTTCTGGACTTATGCTATTGAGCGTTTCAGCTAATTTGTCTAATGCATCAGAAAGTTTATCTATTATACCAGCTAAAACCGGTGATAACGCTTTGCTGAGATCATATATAAAATCTACAAGTCCCTGACCGACTGCTATAGCAAATGGAGCTAATGCCTTATTGAAATTCTTTAGCGCTGACGTAAGTTTATCCCAATTTATATCTTTTATCAGCACTACTACTGAATCAATTAATTTTGGTAATCCCTCTCCTAATACCCATTTTCCTATAGGGACAAGAACATCTGAATAAAAGCTTTTTAATCCATTCTTTGCAAATGCAATAGGTTTCTCTAATGCATCTCTTAATCTTCCAAAGGCGTCGATAGTAGGCTGTGCAATATTTTTTAATTTTTCTAAAGCAGTTACGGCGCTTGTCGGAACCGTAGTCTCAATTGGCGTCACAGTGGAATTACCAGTACCAGCACCTCCACCGCTCGAACTTCCACCAGATTTAGAAGAATCAGAGCTGAGAATATTTAATTCGTCGAATCCTGCCACGGCCTTTTTTGCTTTCTTACCGGCATCCGCCGCAGCGTCTCCAAGGTCATTTACCGCACCAGTCTGATTGTTGATTGCGGAAGAAGTGCTATTGACTTGATATTGAATTGACTTCCCGAATAGGGCTTGCGAAAAGGCTGCAAGGTGTGCTGTTATATTCTCAATTTTACTTGCAAATGATGTTAAGGCCGGAAGTATAAAATTGTAGATAGGCAAAAACGCCTGTCCGAGGTTAAGTTGTATGTTTTTCAGAGTAGATATAAAAAACTGTTGTTTTGTTGCAGTGGTACCAGCCAGGGTATTTCCATATTTTATATTTGCTTGCTCCAAAACAGACATAATTCGGATTTGCTGTTGTTCATAATATGACAATTCGTCCCATGTTCTTCCGTTTGCCATCTTTTTAAATGCATCGGTAGATTTTAACATAGCTACCTGTGCATATATACCAACATCTTCTATTGCTTCCGTATTTCCAAGTAGTCCTGATCTTATTCTTTCTGATACATCATCAATAGTTCTTCCGGTCTTACTTGCGATAATGGCAGATGCTTGAAGTAATTGTGTTGTATATTTTTGGGTTTCAGCCGTATCTTTTGTAAATCCGCTTATTAAATTGCTATAAACAGCACCATATTCGAATGCTTCTGACTTAGCCATTCCATAAGCTTTAGCCTGTGTCAAAGCCCATTTATTAAATCCAGATGCACTTTTTCCCATTGTACGGCTTATATTATTAATAGAGCTTTCAACAGTCATTGCCATTTGAGTGCTATCTTTAATCAGTTTTCCAACAGCAAGACCGGTAAGCGCATTTTTAACTAATGACATCGACTTGCTTATTTTAGACTGAAATCCGTTAAATTGTGCTTGGGTTTTAGTTAGTGCCTTATTAATTCCGCTGAAATCAGCGCCACCACGGACTATAAAATTACTCTTTGCCACTCTCTATCACCTCACCCCCGAATAAATCATTAAGTACTTTTACCTTCTCCAACATTTGTTCGTCTGTCATTTCTTGTTGCTTTTCTCTTAGCAAATCATCCAGCTTTGGCATTTTCTTAGCCCATACTAAATTAGAGGTCAACCAGGATTGCATTTTAGCCATTGTGACCTCATTTTTGAACTTTAGGTTATATTCCTCTGCTTCTAACTCTTTTCGCTGACTATAAGCCTTATATGACAGCCGTAACTGGTTAGGTGTCATTTCATCGTACTCAGATATTGTAATCCCAAGAAAAAGAGCATGAGAAAGGGACTGTTCCCAATCAAAAGGTATTATTTCTTCTGATTCTTTACAGTCCCCTGATTGTTTTTTTCTTCGCTTACTCCCAAACTGGATTCCAAGGCCAATGTCATTTTTTCGATGATTTCTGAATAAGTAACCGTATCAAGAATATCTTCCATATCTTCCAGTTTAAGGGTTTCATTATGGCTCTTAGCATCGGTAAGTAACCCACAATACATAATCTTTTCGATGTCCTCAAAGGTTCCGGTCTGTAGTTTCTCTCCAATTGTTTCCAGCGTGGCTCCGGTCATGGCGCATAGTGTCTTAAGGGCCTTATGCCCATACCAGAGCATACGAGGTCTATCTAAATCAATTATTACCATATCGTTTTTATCTGACATAATCTATCTCCTTATAATAAGGGCGGTTTTATCCGCCCATGTATTTAATTTATTGAATTACGGTGTCGTTACTGTTAATGTAGGCTTACCACTCACTTTAATTGTTGCAGAAAACGAAATCGGATCATCGAGGGTTGCATCTCCCACCTTAAATCCCGTTACCACGCCCTGGAAGGCCCACTTAGCTACCGGATTAGTGGGAAAATCAATTTCATAAGCTTCCGCTAATCCAGAATCTAAAGAATCCTGCAACGCAACCTGACCGGATGCGGTGGCAGAATCAAAAAATCCCTCTATGCTAACTTCACCTGCATCTTTGAAGCTGCCGATAAACTCCCTGTATCCTCCGTTACTGTCCAGAGTAGTTACGTCTATGGTGTCTGCCGTAATCTCAATGCCGTTAATAGCGGTAAGTCCGGCAATAGCCGAAGTGCCTTTTTTAAGCTTGGTTCCCAATGCTCTTGTTGCGCTCATTATGTATCCTCACTTTCTTTCTTAAAAATAAATTGTAAAATCGATTATTCCACGGTTTACCTTAAGCTCTGATTCCCATGTTTCATCAATATTGTTAATGGTTAAGTCCTCTACCAATATACTGCCGCCATCACCGATTACTCTTTGCGGTAACGACAACAGTAATTGTTCTACTTTATCTCTTACAGTAATCATATCTCCGTACTTTTGGGCCATGATACTGAACATATAGCTTAATGCTTGCTTATTTGTGTATCCGTCAAGGGTTTTAATCTTATTAGTATTAATCCTTGAATAAACCAAATAAGGCTTTAAAACTCCTTCTGGTGCGTTTGTTGGGTATATTGAATTAGTAAGCTCCGATATACTATTTATTAATTCATATCTCAGTTCTTTTTCCACTACTTCAACCCCCTTTTCGCTATTTCTGCATCTATTTTCTTTTTCATGGTGTCTACGATTACCATTTGCACTTTTGGTGCATTGTTTTCTAAACTGACATGAATAAACCGGAAACCTGGAATATACCTTCCGTTCTTGGTAAAATACCCGTATTCCTGTGATACCGGATAATAAGCAACCACTTTCCCTTTTTTATCTTTCTTTTGGAAAATGTCATTGTAGGCACTGTCAAAATCAACCTGATATACCTTTTTACCCTTGGTTTTTGTCCGCTCACCGACCAGTTTCATGCCTTTTCTTAATGCTCCGGTATCTATTGGCGCCTTTGCCTTAGCCTGGCTTAGTACGATATTCATACCTTTTCGCGCAGCAGCTGTAACATGCTTTTGAGGTGTTTCTCCGAGGGTCTTTAAGCTTTTCTGCAGTTCTTTCATTCCGGTTATTTTAAATGTTGCCTTAGCCATTATTTCACCAACTTACAATAGCAGAGTAATTCCTGGTGTAGAGAATTAACATCAATAGCAGACAGAATTTCATAAACCTCTGTTCCATGCTTAATTCTCATTTCGTTCGTTATGCCTGATATGTACCGGCTGTTAAATTTTATTTCTACCTTTGAATCTGTTGTCAGTGCTGTGTAAAACTCATTACCCAATATAGGGTTTTTGCTGGCCCATGCGGTTTTCAACACATTCCATTCGTCAATTGGTTCACCATAGTCGTCTTGTCCGCTCGAATGAACCAGAAATTCGATTTTGTATCTGTACTTTCCTGGATTAATCATGTCACCACCTCATCAAGTGTAGGAAGCAGATTTGTGCAGTACATTCCAAGGATAGTCTCAACCACTTTATTCATGTAGTTTCTATCAACATACATTGTCCGGGTATCGTACATATCCTGGCACAATACATAAAGCACAATAGTTATATCCTCATGGGTATCTATTGCAGTAGTATCCAGACCGGTATAAGACTTAATATAAGCCTTGGCAGCATCCATATAAGTTTTTATTTCTGCATCGGTATATTCTCCTGTGCTTAACCGCAGATATTCAGCTATGTTATTTATTTGTACTTCGCTTACCTTCATTTTTACCACCTTTCGTGGCCTTTTCTGCTACCTCTTCCACGTATCCGGCTTTCATAAGGTCTTGGAGCACAACACTATCGTTGCACTCCTTAACCTCTCCTGAATACATAGAAAAAGCACCAGCAAAACTAATCTTTGCCCGTACCAACATTTAATTGCTCCTTATTAAGATGCTTTCATGACAAGCTTTGATATCTTCTGTGCATTCTCAACTTTTGAATCCATTTCTAACCATCCAACAATTCCGATAGCATGCTGTGTTGCGAATTTTTCTCTTAAAACTTCGATATTCATTTCTTCTGATAATTTTACTGCAAGCCCACTCATATCTCCATAGTAAACAGCTGTTGCTGCTGCAGCCATAGTTGGCATATTGGTGGATGTATAAACGTCTTTACCGAATAATGTATAGCCCCATCTTGCAGTTGCGTCCTTGTTTAAGATGTAATTTCCCTCATTATCCTTGATCTTTCTGAGCGCTGTTCTAGTTGTCTTATTCATAATCCAGATTGCAGGTCCCTGGTATGTATCAGGAACACTTTCCTGTAAGTCAATCAGTTCATCGGTTGTAATGGCTGTTGTAGCAGCTGCCGTAATGCTCTGTGTAACAGTTTTTAAACCAAGAATTTTTCCAGTTGTGCCATTTAATAATTCTTTTTCGATCCATTTAACAATAGAATCTGCCATTGCTTCAACAACAAAGTTTGTTAAGTCAAACTGATTATTATTAACTAAAGACTTGGAAACCTTGCTTAGTACTCCGGCTAAAAATCCCTGTAACTGGATGCTTGCAAATTTACCAGACGTAGATTCCAGCTCTGTAAATTCAGTGGCATATGCCATTGTAATTGCCTGAGTGCTTTCATCGTAGTAAGGAATATTTAATGTGCCGCCTACATTGTATCGAGTGGCGAGCTGGTAAATTGGGCTTAAATCGTACACTCTTTTTATGATTTTGTTAGCAATTGAAGAAGGAATAATGGCGCCATTATCGCTGGTTGTCATATTCACATCTGCTCTTTCTTCAATTATTCCTCTGATGTAGTTGGCGAATGCTCTTTCTTCCTGTTCTGCGATTTCTTCCGCCCTGAGTTCATCCTTCTTCTCATCAGTAATTACATTTAGGGTTAAATCCCTGGCTTTTTCTGCTCTGGCAATCGTTTCTTCTAAGGCTCTTACTTCCACATCTGCTTTATCAAATGCGGCTGTCTCTTCTGCCGTCATTTCTGCTCTTTCCTCTGTTTCCATTTTGGATAATATACCCTTCATGGATGCAATCTTAGCATTTCTTTCTTCATACAATTTCTTTAAATTCATTATGTGTCCTCTCTTTCTTTGCAATAAAATAAGCCGGCTATTTACCGACTTTTAGTTTATTTATTCTGTTTTGATATTGAGATAAGTCCACCGGTTTCTTAGGTGTTTCAACCATTTGTAAATCAACATTATCATTATTTGACCGGATTTCTATATCTGTTTCAGCATCAGCTCTTAATTCTACCGATGTAGCGGAATAAACAGGGTTTTTATTAACAACCAAGGTAATATGATCAAGGTCTAATTTCTTAACGTGCCGTATGGGAAGCCCTTCTGCTCGCTGCTCCATAGCATCTACCACATTATACATCCCAAAGGACCAACCACGAATTTTCCCTTTTTGTGCAAGGTCTATAATACTTGGGTCCGTAATCAAAACATCTGCGTGAAGCCCGATTGCATCCTCTTTTAATGCTACTGTACTGGAACTTGTACTTGCATATATGTGCGTTTTGTCGTGATCTACGGTAACGCTTACATCCCCCGCCCTATCAATTGCATCAGCAAAGGCTCTTTCTTCTATCACCTCAATGCATTTACCATGTGGAGTAATAACCGGCCTAGACATTTTGCCAGTTACATTGACATATCCCGTAATATGTGCGCCATCAGCTCTAACTTCAATTTTCAGTGTTATCACCACCTTTCAAATTTGTAGTGTCATTGACTTTATCAGTGTTTGGTGTATAAACTTCACCAGTCTTTGTATTATAAAGTACCGAATTAAGCCCCACATTAATCCAATCGATTCCGAATGGTTCTTTATCTTCCATATATCTGGCTTCATCAATTTTCATAAATCCCTTTTCGATGGCAATACCATAGGCTTCATATCGGTCTTTCATATTACCCTTAAGCATTTCCTTAGTGTCTACCGCATAATAATAATTTAGCTTTTCACTTTCAAGTAACAAATCCCTGTTCAGAGCACATTCAATAGCTCTTAATAGCGGCATAATACCCATTTTAAATGCATTATTGTATTCATTTTCGGTTGCTGTTCCATTAATTACATTTACCGGGAACAGGAATAACTTACAAATCTCCGCTGAATCAGTTTCTTTATTCTCATTTAGCTGCATTTCTACGGAAGAATTAGCTGCTTCTTGAAATTCAAGTCCCTTATTAAGGATTACAACGTTTTCAGAGTTATTGCTATAAAGCTTTGCATATGCTGCCTTTAGCTTGTCAATTGCTTCTTGTGACAATTCTTTCTCTGATTTTAGAAATCCTCTACGGTTACCACCTTTTTTCACAAGGTTTTCTTCAAAAATCAAAGAATTGTATACCACGCTAAGCATAAGTGCATTTTCTTCTATGATACTTACTCCACGGCACCCATCCTTTGTATTTCTTAGTATTTTTAAGAACTCGAAAGGATGGTAAGAAGCGCCCTGCACCATTATCTTATAATCCTTAAAGATAGGGTCTGTATTTCTAATCTGTGATATATTAATTTCATCCACATAGTGAATACTTTTAAAGCTATTAAACCCTTTATTTATGTATGCATAGCCGCCTTTTCCAAGATAGTAATCAGTTATAACAGCTCTCCAAAATTGATTGGCATCTAATGTATCTCCCGTATCATCGTTTAATAGCCTGACACGAATATCGTCTTTTATTTCTTCGACTTTACCGTCTATTTCTCGGTATAATTTAATTGGCAACATGGAAACGGTGTCTGCAGCAAATTTTATACAGCCTTGTATAGCCGGTATAGCTAAGGCTTCTTTTTTTGTTACCTGAGTTTTACCAATTAATGCCTGTAAAAGTGCATCGTCAAATTCTACAAATCCATCGGCCCGTTCTTCCGGCTCTGCTCTAGCCTTTAATATGTTGGCGTTGTCTGTAATGTGTCCCAATTTGTCACCCGCTTTCTAAAATTGCGCTACAAAATCATTATTTCCATACAATAATTCTTGCTGCAATAAATAAACCGCATTGATAAGAGACACAACCATGTCAACTTTTCCTGCGGATTTCTTTTTATTTACATATTTGTTTAAGTTGGTATCCTCTGTGCATCGTGCATTTTGGAAATTGATTTCTAACATAAGGTTTTCATCATATCTGAATAACTTACTCAGAATATATTCTTTAATGAGCTTTGTGGGCATATGTAATACGCTGGAATGCTGTTTTATTTCTACGCACTCATAGCCGGCTGATTCAAGCTTCTGAACGGTGCTAATAGCGTTCATGCGGTCATATCCAATCTGTATTATCTCAACTCCATACTTTTCTTCAAGAGTTAAGATATGATTCTCAACATCTTCATAACTGATAACCTCACCAGTACTTTCAAAGCACACGCCCTGTCGAATTAATTTATCATAATCAACGTCTTCTTTCTTGCTTTTCTGTCTCTTCTTATCTCCCGGTATAAATCCCCAGGACTTTGAATAGATAACACCGTCATATTCCGTCACCATAGTAACTGCCGTATTGTCCTCCGTTTGAGACAAGTCAACGCCAAGCCATACCCTCTTTCCCCTCCAAAAGCTCAAATCCTCTTTTATCTTACACTCTCTTACTTTGGTTATTTCGATGTATCCCTCTACACCAAGACCCTTATATTTGATATTATTATGCTTACAAAGGTAATTTTCTCTCTTATTTTCATAATCAATGGCATCATCCCGCATTTCTTTTATAGCTTGGAATATGTAATCATGCGCTACGGCCACAGGGTTGCTCTGATATATGACTAAATCATCGGTCTGCCATTGGTCATTGGTTAAAAATTCGTCATCAGGTTCATAAAGCAGAGAGAACCGTCTCTTACTATCTCTTAATCCATCTAAAGTCTTTTTCGAGATATCTATTTCATCAATCATGGCGTTATTATCGTTCGGATACTGAGTACTGATAATAATTCCAAGTTTGTTAAACAAGGTTATCTGAGAGGACCTCATGGCTTCTATAGGGTAACTATCCATTGCCCCTGCTTCATCTGCCAGAAATGCATTAGCAAGCTTACCATCCATTTTATCTTCGCTGTATGCCAGTGGTATATATTCACTATCAGTCAGCAAACACCTTATTTCACTTCTAAGGACCTTAAACACACTATCATCCGTTAACAATGGGCTGGACTTAATTATCTTCCTTATTGCTATTTTTAATTCGCTTGAAAGCTTTAGGTCAGGTGCCACAGAGAAGAAACGGCTAAACTGTGGATCAGTCAACAACAATAAAATAAAAATAACCGCACTGTTGAAAGTCTTAAAATTCTTACGACTGATTTCCAACACGGCAGTTATATAATATCGTATATCTTTATTTTCTTCATTTTTTAACTTGGTGCATAGTACTGCAACTATCAGCAACCATGCATAATCTTCTAATCCGTCATTCATAGGACAAAGTAAATCAGGATGAACCATGACTTTTAACAACTTACTTATCTTACTGTATGCTTGTTCGTCAATAAAAGCTTCTTCATCTTCTCCATCAACAACCTTTATCCATGCATTTGCCTGCTTCTTTACGTACTTTGGTACTTTTCTATTACCTGGTTCAATACACCATTTTGCATATTGATATGCCTTGCTGTCTTTAACCATTCTTTAATATATCTACCAAGGAAGGTCCCTTGTTTTCTTCTTTCTTAGGAATAGAGCGTAAAGCTGCAGCAATTGTCATGACATTTTCTTTCTCTATATCAAGAAGCATTTTCCGTTTTGATTGTATCTGTGAATCAAATATTAGTAAACTCTTCATTGATTCATGATAACTTTTCGAATAAGCACGAATTATTTTTGCTCTATCATCCGGTGGAGCGTTTTCTATCTCTTCTTCAAATACTTCATCCAATCTTTCGATTATCTGATAACATCTTTCTCTCTTTGTTTCCATATCTACACATTCAGCAATCATCGAGCAATAACGGTTTATAATAACCTCATAAATGGCATCATTTTTTTCAATATTGGTTAGTAATCCGTTTAATCTTTCAAACTCCTGATGTGCTACAATATTATTTTTAACTTCGGGACGTTCTTTCAATGCCGTTCCACTTGTTAATGCTTTTTCGCCTTCTTCTCTTTGCTTGATCTCTTTTTTTGTGCGGTGTGATATCTTTTCCATTTTTATTACTGTGGCTGGTTTTGGTGGTGTAGGCATTGATTGATCCTCCTTCCATTATTTTTTACTTTTAGGCCACTTCATATGTCTTTTCAAATATATCTGGTTTACATGGATAAAACTCGCCTTGCACTCCTTTGATTATGTAATCGTTTTTATCAGCTAGCATAGTTCCCTCAAGGGTACGAATAATTGCTTTTCCGTTTTCATTAACACAAGATACTTTACCCTCGGTAAAATAAATTATATCCATCATATTGTTTTCTGTATATCTGATAGCTTCAATTACAACTGGTTTCTTTCTGTATTTCAAATTATTTCTCCTTTCAAAAGCTGATGTGGGAATATTTTATGTATTGATA